ATTGGCGATCCAGTTACCCACCACCACGTAATACTTCGCCTCTGAGCCCGCGCCCTTGGGCTGGATGTCAACGAAGTACTGGGAGCCCTCAGTGAATACCGTATATCCGGTGTCGCGCCCCGGCTGAAGCGTTGCCCCAGGCGTGCCGCCGAAGATCGGCTGGTTCTGCCATTCGTACTGGACGCATTTAGCCAGCGTGGCGTCGGTTTTCTTCGAGGTCAGCACCTTATACGGCCCCGCCTGGCGCGCCTCATTCATCGTCGGCGTCATGCACCCCGCCAGCATCGCCACCGCTACCGCCGCTATCAAAATCCGCATGTCGTTCCCTCGTTGGTTTGGCGGGACTGTAGCACTGGAGAGTGAAGACACGAAAAAGCTTGTTATGCCTCCCCCAGCATGAAACTCTATTTCCACATCAACCAATCACGCGCCCATAGATCAGCAAGCATGTCAAACCGAACTTCATGGCCTCGTGATGAGATCCCATTTGATCTGTATCTCTTGCTCACATCATATGCGCACGCTGACCTTGAAAAATTGCGAATTCAAAGCCTATGACACTAATCGTAACCATCTCATCCCCTCTTTTCGTTCTTCAGGTTGGTGATCGTCTCTTAACTACCTCCGAAAGAGGAAAGACACAAGAATTTGACGCCAAGTCGAATAAAAACGTTGTTTTTGAAGCTTCAAATGGATTGGCAACAATCAGCTATGCGGGCGCGGCCTTCATCCAAGGCAAACCAACAGACGAATGGATAGCGATGCAGCTTCACCCTTGGGTAAAGGAAATGCTCGCGGACGGAGCTGACCCATGGTCAGTTCAGCTTGGCGCTTCAGAATCTGCAGGTAGGCTCTCGATAGATGGGGTCATCAAACGGCTTCGGGAGAGGCTTTCAGATCTGCCTGATTCTGAAACTAGAACCTCAGGATTGACGGTTGTTATTTCCGGATGGAGGTCAAAGCGATCAGAGATAAAGTCGTTTTTAGTTGAATTTACAAAGAGCAGCAACCCAGCGAACAAAGCAATTCGGGCTATCGGATTTCGACGAAAAGCTGGGGTTAGAGCAAGCTTCGGGGTGGACATGGTTGGTTCAGGCGATCGCGCTGAGACAAGAGCATACTTTGACCATTCATGGAGCGAACTTCACTCTCAAGTCACACACCCACAATCGTTCGAAGAGTACGAGCTTTACGTCAAAAGCATCCTTGATTTAACTGTTGCGACAGTTAAATTCGCCTCATCTATTGAACCTACAGTCGGCTCCAATGTACATGCTGTTCTATTATGGAAACCGGAGCAGCCGCACCATTTTATTGCCGAGACACATTTCTACAGCGATTCCCCGCATCCAGTCACCCTATACGCACAATTGATGTTCAGGATGCAGCCGTTACTGGGTGGGTTCTTTTCAATGGCGCAGTTCATGCCCCTTCCTATTTAGTTGGGAGTCAGACGATATATGGAGAGGCAACCACACTCCAAATGATGGGCGCAAATAAACAAGGTGGTGTGAGCCATCTTTACACGCCCATCGTCCGACGTAGGTCATGAAGTCTAGAATTGGACAGTACACTATTAGGCAAAAATGGAACGCTATAAGTGCCAGCAACTCTCTCTGCAAATTAGGCTGTTTATTTCGCGTTTTTATGCCTGAGAACCAGATATGTCCGGTCATGCCAGGGGCCGCCGAAAACTATGATCTCGGACGACCTGCCGTATAGGTGGTGCAGCAGGAACGGGCCAGGGCCGAAGGTGCCCGACTCTTCGCCTGGTAGCGCCGGATCAGTGCCCAAATAGATCCCCGCATGATTCGGGTGAACCGTTCGCCCGACCTGCATAACGATCAGATCCCCTCGCCGTGGCCGGTCGACGCGCACAAAGCCAGCGGCCTCGTAGTTCGCCTCGTACAGGCTGGCGTTCTCCGCACTCTCCCACCAGCCGTCGGTGCGCTGGAAGGCTTCGAACTCCAACCCCCATTGCCGCCGATACCAATCGGCGCAGACCTGCCAGCAGTCCCAGGCACCGTGCACGAACGGGCGCTTGAGCAGCGGCGTGCTGCCCGTGGGAGTGATCGACCTGAGGTCGCCCTCGGGCCAACTCAGGATGTGCCAGGGCAAGGCCGTGGCCTCGCACATGGCCAAGTCGTGCGGTGACGGCCTGCTAGTGGCGTCCGGGTGTGAATGAACAATGCCAATCACCTGCCCCATGTCCTCCGCCGCGGCGTAATCCTCGGGATCAAGCCGAAACTCTTCGTTCGGCTCCGTGGCGATGTTCCGGCATGGGAAGTACTTCTGTGCCCGGCCTATAGCCAACAACAGCCCACAGCACTCGCGGGGATACTCCGCTGCCGCGTGCGCCTGAATCGCCGCAATGATGTGTTTGCGCATGGTCAGCTCCTGGCTATCAGGGAAACGGCGGGGAAGCCACCGAAGGACAGCTCGTTGTTCTCCCCAAAGCGCAACTTGCAGGACGACAGGCAGCCTTTGCACTGATCCTTGGCTGGGTCATCCGTGGGGTTGTCCTCGGCATCGAACATGGCCGCGCCGGTGTAGCCGCAGTCAGGCCCGCGGTATCCATTGGTCATGGCCCAGTGGCAGAACGTGGTCATCTGCCTGCCGGGTAACCCATGGTTGTCGATCTCGCCCGGGGAAGATAGCTCCCAGACCACGGCCTCGCCGTCCTCGCTGGTTTTCTGGTCGATATACCAAATCTCCAGCGCTTCCTGGGTCGGGTCTGCAGTCGGGTTGCCGTCGGGGAAGTTGGCCGCGTCCAGGTACTGAGCCAGGGTCTCTCGAACTGTCAGCTTGAACTTGAGCATGTCCTCGAAGGCCAAGCACAGTGCCGTGACGCGGCCGTTGACGTTGCCGGCGGCGAATGTCGGCCGTGAGGCTGTGCCGTCGCTACTCGAGGAAATCCCCTCAATCTGCACCGGCCAGGCCGCGTACTCCTCTCCCTGCCACCAGATCGACTTCGCCGGCAAATCCTCTTCCAAATGCTCGTAGGCCAGCAGCTCTTCAGGTGTGTGCGGAATGGCGTGCCCGTGGAAGCGCAGGTAATCCGCGCCGTACTCAGTCCCGTCAATTTCAAACAGGCGAATCTCGCCGCCGGGCTCCAGTTTCTGGATGTCCGTGATCAGTGCCATGGATGGGCCTCAGGGATGAAAGGTTTGCTTGAAGGTGGCGGTGATGGCGTAGACCTGACCGCCGCGGTGAACCGGTTTGTAGCCGTTGCACTTGTAGAGGCCAAGCTGGCCCAGCGGGGGTTCCCACAGGAAGCCCTTGGCGCCCTTGTGCCGATCGAGGAACGTCTTGATTTCCAGAACGCGAGCCTTGGCGCCGGTGAACGTGAGCGGCCAGGATTGGGACTGGTTGTTGAGACCATCCTCGACCGACTGCTCGTACCCATCGCCGAACTGCTTGGTCCGGACGCGCTGGGTCACATCACCCTCCGCGCCCTTTTCCGTTGCCCAGGTGAATCGTTCGATTGCCATCAGCGCCCCTTGATTGCTTTGTTGATGACGCCGCCCTGGCCCATGTCCTTGTTGCGCATCTGCTGGTACTTCTGCTCAACAAACGCCGCCAACTCCTTGCCAAACAGGTCGTAGCCAGGCGCGTCGGCGGAGGACGATGCGTTGCCGTCTCCGTCGATATGCACCTCGACATTGATCTGTGTTGCGCCGGCCCCGCCACCGCCCATGGCCATAACGCCGAGCTTGCCGCTGGACGTTCGGGTCAGCGGCATGATCGCCTCCGGACCGGCCTCACCAGCGATACCCATGTTGCCGTTCGCCATGCCAAACGAGGTTGGCTTGCTGACGATGGAGTTGGTGAACGCGCCGCCGTCGGCGAACATCTGCACCCCGCCCGACCAAGCGCCGCCCATGGCTTGCGGGAAGTAGCTACCGGAGTAGCCCCCCGCTGAAGCGCCAAGGTTGGAAGATGCAGCGCCAGCAGATCCGGCGGCGAGCCCGTTGCCGCCGGCGGCACTGCCGCCGAAGTAACTCGCCGCAGCCCCCACCAGGCTGCCCAGCAAAGCGGAACTGGCCTGACGTGTCGCAATACGCGCCATGTCCGCCAAAATCGACTTGGTGAAGTCCGCGAACGACGCTTTGCCTGTAACGGCGAAGTTGACCAGCGAATCCTCCATGGAGCTAAAGGCGTTGCCGAACAGGCTTTTCGTCTGGCCGGCGATGTTTCGCGCCGAGTCCAGGTAATTGTCCCAAGCTGCCGTCGCGCCCTTCGTCCAATCGCCCTGGGCGGCTTCCACATCCGCGTAGTTCTGCCGGATCTGGTCAGTCGCCGCCTTGTTCGCATCGGCGAGCGCCTGAGATTTACGCTTGAACTCTTCCTCCGACATGTTCCGCGACGGGTCGGACTTCTGGTTGGCCAACTCCAGGGACTGCTGAGCAAACCGGTCTTGCTGGCTGTTCAGCTCGCCGCTGAGTGCATTTTGGCGATCACCCTGGCCCACGCCGAGGACTGCGCGCTGGCCAGCCAATTCAAGTGCCCGCTGCTGCTGCCCCAGCGCCTGGATGTAGGTGCTGATCGCACGCTCCTGCTTGGCAAGGCGCCCGGCCTCATTGGTGGCCAACACTTCAAGCTGGCTGTCGGCATCCTTCTGTGCCTTGACCATCCCTGCGCGTGCGTCAGCGATCTTCTGGTCAAGCTGGATGCTTTGCGCGGCCGACGTAGTCTTCTTGCCCTTGGCGGCTTCCAGAGCGGTGATTTCCGCCTCGTAGGCTGCCGTCACCTGATCGCGCTCGTTGCCGATCAGGGCCTGGCGACGCAGCAGGTAGTCAGCCTCGGATACCAGTCCGGCCTTCTGCGCCGCGTCCAGTTCCTTCTGGTAGTTTTTGTAGTCCGCGGCGATGGCCGCCAGGTTGTTCTTGGCGTCGTTGAAGCCGGTCAGGTCGACCTGGGTACCGACAGTCTTAGGGTCTTTGAACTTGTCGTTGATGTTGGAGATGTTTTTGTCGACCGTTGCCTGATCAAGGCGAGAGTCTTTCGG